CGGGCGTCGAGCAGACGTGGGCCTCGACGAACTACCGCATGCTCGCGCTCGCGGGGAACGCCCCCATGCCGGGCCGCCTGGCGCTCGTGACGGGCTCCTCCCTCCCCACGACGGACGGCACCGAGGAGTCCTTCTGGGTCCGCTTCGTCGCGGGCTACGGGGCCGCCAGCGCGGTCCCCGCGGCGATCAAGCAGGCGATCCTCCTCCTCGTCGGCGAGATGTACGCGCGCCGCGAGGAAGTGATCGTCGGCACGATCAGCACGCCCGCCACGATGGGCGCGAAGGCCCTGCTCGCGAACTACCACGTGGCGGACTACTGACGTGGCGGCGGGCCAGCTCAACCAGCCGGTGAAGCTCTACCGCCGCGACGTCGCGATCGCTTCGGGCACAGGCACGGTCCTCGAGCAGTTCTCCCCGGCGATCTCGGCCTGGGCGCGCGTGGACCCCGCGGGCGGCGCCGAGGCGCGCGGCGGCGAGCTGCCCCGCGACGAGTCGTCGGTGCGCTTCCGGATCCGGTACCGCGCGGACCTCGACACGACGTGGCAGATCGAGTGGCGCGGCCGCCGCTTCGGGATTGACGAGGTGATCCCCGCCGGTCACCAGCTTCGCGAGTGGCTCGACGTGCGCGCGAGCGACTCGATCGCGGAGAACCCGTCCTCGTAAGCAGGGGCGGATTCTGAGTCTCGACCAGGAGACCGACCATGGCCCGCACCGCTCTCGCCTCCGTCGCCCCCAAGGGCCCGTACCCGGGCACGATCAGCTCGAACCTGCTCGACATCACGTTCACCGCAATGGACGCGAGCAACATGAACACGACGCCGTTCGTCGGCAACCGGATGTTGCTCGTGTGGCGCAACTCTGGCGCCGGCGCGCGGACGATCACGATCACGTCGGTGGCGGACAGCCACGGCCGCACCGGTGACGTGACGACCTTCTCGATCGGCGCGGGCGAGTACGGCGCGTTCCTCGTCGAGCGCGACGGCTGGCAGCAGTCGGACGGCGCCCTCTACACCGCGGGCGAGCACGCCGAGGTTCTCCTCGCGGTGCTCCAGATCCCGTAGACCATGGCGACCGGCGGCGCTGACTACGTCCGCGTCACGATGTCGGGCCTCGACGACATCGAGGCGATGTTCAAGGAGCTCGGCTCGGTCGGCACTGCCGACGTGCTCCGGAACTCCCTGAAGCGGGCTCTCCGGCCAGTCGCGGAGGAGGCGCGCCGCCGCGCCCCGAAGGGCACCGGAACCTACGAGCGCCGCCGGGCTGATGGGTCCGTCGAGACGGTGAAGCGCCCTCACCTCGCGGAGACGATCAGGATCTCGACGCGCCTCAGCGACAGCCAGATGCGCCGGCGCGGATGGAAGCGCGGGCCGATCGAGGCGTTCGTCGGCTCGACCTCGCCGTACGCGCACCTGATCGAGTTCGGGCACCTCCTCGTGAAGGTGAAGCGCGGCGAGCTCCGCAAGCGCAAGAACAGCGGCAAGGGCGGCCGGATCAAGGGCGTCGGCTTCTTCCGTCCGGTCATCAGCCGCACGGTGGTCGGTCACGTCGCCGCGCGGCCCTTCCTCCGCCCCGCCTTCGACGCGAAGCGGGACGAGGTCCGCGAGTTGTTCTTCAAGGGCCTCGGCGCCGAGGTCGAGCGGGTCGCGCGGCGGTACGCCAAGCAGGCCGAGCGCGGGAAGCTCTCCCGCGGCGCGCGGATCGCCTTCGCGAAGGACATCCTCCTGTGATCGACCAGGCGATCCGGACGCGCCTCCTCGCGGTCTCGGCCGTCACGGATCTCGTCGGCTCGAGCACCGCGGCCCGCGTCCACCCGCTGCAGATGCCCCAGCGGCCGACGTTTCCGTGTATCACCTACCAGATCATCAGCGGCTCGCCGCTCTACGGCCTGGCGGGCGTCGCCGGAGTCGCGGAGATCCGGCTGCAGATCGACTGCTGGGCACAGACCACCGAGACGGTGGACGGCTACGCGAAGGCGCGCGAGCTGGCCGAGGCCGTCCGCGGCGCACTCTCCGCCTACACGGGCACGGTGGGCACCGACGTGATCCAGGAGTGCTCGCTCGTGAACCGCCAGGTGCTCCTCGACGGCGAGGCGGGCGTCTTCCGCGAATCGCTCGACTTCGAGATCGCCTACACCGAGTCCTAAGCAGGGGCGGAATCTCGGGAAGTCCAGGAGACGCACACCATGGCGACTGCGAAGCGAGCGTTCGGAACCCTGCTGAAGCGCGAGACGACCCCGTCGTCCGGCACGTACACGACGATCGGCGGCGCCGAGAACATCACCTGGCCGTCGATCGAGACGGACTTCGCGGACACGACCGACATGGAGGCGTCTTCCGCGTTCAAGACGCAGGTGCCGACGCTCAACAGCCTCGGCGACGTGTCGCTCGATCTGTTCTTCGACTCCTCGGACGCGACGCACGAGCAGCTCATCGCGGACCAGGTGGCGCAGACGATCCGCCTGTACCAGCTCGTGTCGAGCGACAACGGAACGTGCTTCTGGGCGTTCAACGCCTACGTGAAGTCCTTCGCGGTCACGTCGCAGAAGAGCGACGTCGTGAAGGCGCGCGTCACGCTCGCCCCGACCGGCGCTCCGTCGAGGACGACGTAGTCCATGGACCGCGAGGTCACCTTCCAGGCGCTCGGCCGCACGCTCGGCCTGCGGTACACGTTCTCGGCGTTCTACGCGCTCGAGCGCGACCACGGCGTCCGCGCCGCGTCGCTGTTCGAGGAGATGTCCGCGCGGCTCGACAAGGTGCCCGCGATCTTCGAGGCGGGCCTGCGGACCTGGGCTGGGATGCACGGCGTCAGCCTGGACGCCGTCAACGTGATTGCAATCCTCGACGAGATGCCGATTCAGCAGTCGAGCCGGCTCATCGGCGAGGCGATCCTCCTGGGGGCCGTGGAGCGCCCAAAAGCGACGCCGGCGGAGACGCCGGGCGAGACGCCGAGGACGAGCGATGGGACTGGCGCGAGCTCCAGCGCTCCGCCGCCCGCGCAGGGCTGACGCCGGGCGCGTTCTGGGGCCTGACGCCGTCCGAACTGGACGACGCGATCAGCGGCTACCACTGGCGGCTCACGCGCGAGGCGATCGCGCACGCCTGGGCGCGCGAGGCGATCGAGCGCCGCTACCAGCGAGAGCCGCTCCCGAGCCTCGGCGCCGTGATCGAGCACTTCACGGACGCCCCGCCGATGACGCCGGAGGAGGTCGCGAAGCGCGACCAGGCGGCGATCCGCGCTTGGGCGGTCGCGATGGCTGCCATGCCGGGCCAACCCGTGCCCGCGAGAGGTGAGTGACCGATGGCGAACGCGGTCGGATCTGTCCACTTCGAGGCGACGGCCTCGACGGCCTCGATGCGCGCGGAGCTCGACCGCGGCCGCGCGGCGATCCGCAACTTCGGCGAGGAGACGCGCCGCGCGCTCTCCGGCGGCAGCACGGGCCGCGCGACGGGCGAGGCGACGTCCTCGATCATCAAGCTCGGCGACGCCGTGAAGGGCGCCGGCGCCTCGATCGGCGGGTTCAGCAACGCCTTCGCCGCGATGGGCGACAAGGTGAACCCCGTCGTGAAGGGCCTCGGGACGGCGATCTCGGCCCTGGCGATGGGCGGCTTCACCCCGCTCGGCCTGGCGATCGGCGCGGCGACGGCAGCGATCGGTTTCTTCGCTGAGAGGCAGAGTGCGACCCAGGAGGCCGTCGAGCGCACGACCACGGCGATCGAGCGGCAGAAGTCGATCCTCGAGCTCCGCAACGAGGTGAGCAAGGACGCGGTCGATCTCGCGACAGACCTCGCGCGCCTTCGCTCTGGGGAGTCGCCCCAGGAGTGGGCGGCCAGTCGTCGCCTCCTGATGGAGCAGAACGGGCTGGCCGGGCTTCTGCGATCGACCCCAGTCGGAACGGCCGAAGAGAACAGCACGCTCGAAGGGCGCGCCGCTGTGGCCCAGCGCCTGCAGTCGCACTACAAGCTCATTGAGGCGCAGGAAGAAGAGATCCGCCAGGCGCAGCGCCTGCTCGACGAAGCACGAGCTCGTGCCGCTGTCGAGCGCGACGTGACCGCCGAGAAGGAGCGCCAGGCCGACCTGACGCGGATGCGCGCAGACCAGGAGAAGCGTCTACGGTCGGAGTCCGAGGCGGCAGAGCGCCGGTCCAGCGAGTGGGCGTCGGAGAACTCCGCCGCCGGCATCAGCTCCGCGCTGTCGAACGCGATCTACGCGGCTCGCGATGGAGACTCTCCCACAGCGACGCTCCGGAAGGAGTTCTCTGACGAGCTCAAGTCGTCGCAGAAGGAGATCGACTCCGAGCTGAAGCGGATGGCCGACAGCATGGTCGCCGGGCTCCAGCGTGCGTACTTCCCCGAGGTCGAGCGGATCGACACGAGCGAATTCCGCCGTCTCCAGGAGCAGGTCCTCGAGGCCCACGCGACCCTCTCCCGCGAGCTCTCGCTCCAGGGCGCCTCGCAGACGGAGCAGGAGGTCGCGGCGGTCGAGGACAAGTACGCGCAGCTCCTCGCGAAGGCGCGCGAGCACGGCGTCGAGACGATCGAGCTGGAGCGTGACCTCGCCGAGCAGATCGCCCGGATCCGGAACGACCCGGCGAGGCGGGCCCGGGACGAGCAGGCCGAACGTGCCCGGCAGATCCGGGACGGTAGCTTCGGCGAGGGCTTCTCGGCGGGCTTCACGAACTCGATCGAGTCTCGGCTGATGTCGATCGGCGAACAGGGCGCGGCCGTCGCCGAGTCGCTGACGGAAGGGTTCGGTAACGCCTTCGCTCAGTTCGCGACGGGGGCCATGAGCGCGAAGGATGCGTTCCGGTCCTTCGCGCTGAGCTTCCTGCAGGACGTCTCCGCGATGATCGCGAAGCAGTTCGCGCTGAACGTGGTGAGTGGGTTCACGGGCGGGTTCAGCTTCGGCGGGACCTCGGCCCCGACGCGGAGCGTCGCCGGCGTGGCGAACCCCTCCGACGCGGCGAGGTCCTCTGCGTGGACGCTCTCCGGCAAGCGCGCCATCGGCGGCAGCATGGGAACCGCCGCGCTCCGCTCGAAGGACTCGGGGCAGGGCGGCCGGCCGATCGTGAACGTCTACCCCCAGCCCGGCGAGACGGCGAGCGTGCGCGAGTCGCGCGGACAGGGCGGGCCGCAGCTTGACATCGTGATCGAACGGATCGTCGCCAAGTCGATCAGCAGCGGCGGCGGGGTCGATCGCGCCATCCAGTCGCGGTACGGCTCGGCTCCCCGAGGCCGACGCCAGTAGCCCGGAAATCCTAAGCAGGGGCGGAATCTCGGGTCATGGCGGCATGGCCCGGAACGATCCCGACGCGACACCTCCTCGACGGGCTCGTCTACGCGCCCTCCGATCAGGCCATCCGCACGAAGCCGGACACGGGCCCGACGTACGTGCGTCGGCGCTACTCCACAGGCGTCGCCGAGTACCAGATCCCAGTCTTGTTCAGCGGCACCGAGCTGA